AGCTACACTCATTATACCTTTATCCATTAAAGATATATCTCCAATAGTAGATGTTGCATCCCTAAAAGTTAAGTCAATATCATCAAATGTTCCATCAGGTTTTTTATACCATAATGGAGAATTAATAGGATACAATTTATAAGTTGTATTATCTACTTGGCAATGTGTTCTACTTAATGCTTTCATTCTTAAAGTATTTCTTATATTTCTTTAAATCTTGTTGCCAAAACTTTAAAGACTTTTTTAGTATTTTATTATATTGTTTATTATTCATTAGAAATTTAAACTTGCTACTCCATAGGCTTTATGATTATCATTATCCCAATAAAAAGATATTATATCTAATTTATTTTCAGTTGTTGTTAATGTTGGAGCAGAACCTCCTGCCCAAACTACTGTTGATTCATTACCATCAGCTTGGTCAAATGTCTTCCAAGCATTTACTAATCTGCTTCCAACTCCATCTTGTTTTAAAAGTAATGTGCAATTACAGGAAACATCAGGAAAGTATAAATTCATATCAGCTATATTTCCACTTCCAAAAGTAACAAAAGCCTTATTTCCATAATCATTAAAATTAACATTAGTATCTGAAGCATTATAAGTAGGTTCAAATTGTACAAAACCAACCCCTGTTGTTCCAAAATTGGCATTATTACCTGTAATTGCTCCTGTCATTCTTACCATCCTATGTCCACCAGCTGTAATGTCTAAAACACCATCTGATGCTTCGTGTATAAAAGTATCAGCACCACCATCTAAATAAAGTATTTTACCTGCATCAATTTTAACATGTGCTCCTGATATAATTAAATCTCCAGTAGGGTCTAATGTTAAATGTGCTGCAGCTGCACCAGAATCATCTACAGTTGCTAATGTTGTTGCTCCATTTGTAGTAGTTACCATACTAAAGTAATCGTCTGGATCAGCACTACTTACTTGTTTGTAATCAGTACCACCATCAGCTGTATTAACTACAATACCTGCATTAGTATCTGCTCCTTCTGCTTTTAAATTAAGACCTATTGCACTTGAAGTTCCACTTCCCATATCATCAGCAGTTACAGTTAATTCCATTCCATATATTAGTTGAAAATGATTACTACTGCCTGAAACATCTACATCTAAATCTAATCCATAAACATAATCTATTCCTGATGAAACATTACCTGTTCTATCTACATCTACAAATAAACCTTTTGTTGTTCCATTACTTGCTGTACTATTGTTCTTGTCAATAGTTAATGTTCCTGCCATAGTATCATCAGCATTGTTTGTTAATCTTAACTCAACAGCTGTTTCTAAAGCTTGCAATGCTTGTTTTATAGTCTGATCATCAGCAATTGTACTACCAGTAAATGTACTTAAATTTTCAGCATCATCAGAAGCAGCGCCTACTAAAGTATATAAATGATCTAAATCAAAACTTGCTTTTGTTTGATCCCCAGTATTTGTTCCACTTTGTCCTACAAGATATGTTTGATTAATAGCTGTACCTTGCCATGTACCTGCTGCTATTGTTCCTGCATCAGTAATACCAGAATCAAATGTAATCGCATTTGTTATATTACCACCAGTAATTGTTAAATCACCAGCAATAGTAGTAGATGATGCTGCTCCATATCCTATGTCAGTATCAACAGTACTATCACTTTGAGCTGCAAATTTAATTGCATTTCTTAAAGTTCCATGAGTCATAAGTGCTTTTTGACAATAAGCTCTTTCTTCTCCATCTGCTACATCTAATAATACAGCAGAATCATTTATATAAGTAACATCTTGCCCTGCATCATTTTTACCAATAATAGATTTAGTAAAAATTTGATCAGTATTAACAGGAGATGCACTATTATGTTTATATGTAACAATAGGACCAAATGAACCTGCATCAGTAGATGTTATTTGAAAACTTGGTTTAAAACTACTTGGACTATTATCTACTATAGTTATATCACCACCATCTGCATCTAAAGTTATATCACCAGCTACATCTAATGTTAAATCTCCTGCGCTTGCTATCGTAGCAGGCATAGTTACTGTACCAGTAAATGTAGGACTTGCTAATGGTGCTTTTGTAGCTATTGAATTAGTTACTGTTGTAGAAAAGTTTGCATCATTTCCTAAGGCTGTTGCTAATTCATTTAATGTATTTAATGCATCTGGTGCAGAATCTACTAAATTTGAAACAGCAGTTTCTACATAAGCAGTGGTTGCTATTTTTGTAGAATTATCACCTGCTGATTGCGTAGTAGTCGTTGGACTTCCACCTAATGATAAATTGCTAGCTAATGTAGTAATATTACTTGTACCTGCAAAAGTGCTTAGTGCAGTATTTTCCACATTATTTAATGATAACATAGTTTTTAAATTACCAGGAGTTATTTCTTCTATTACACCTGCTCCTGCAGAATCTCTACCTAAAATTCTATCTGTAGCACTGACATCTTGTATTTTAGCATATGTAACTTGATCATCAGCTATATGAGCAGTATCAATAGATCCATCTACATAATGCTCACTATTAATAGAATCATCTGCTATATTATCTCCATCTACAGCATCAGCAGAAAGATGAACATGATCTATACTTCCATCTGTATAATGTTCGCTATCAACTGCATTATCTGCTAGATTGTCCCCTTCAATAGCATCATTACCTATATAAGCATGAGCTATAGCAGTTCCGTTCCATACACCACTAGTAATAGTTCCAACTTCTGTAATAGCTAATCCGTTAATATCTGCTTGAGTTTGATCTGCTGTAGCTCCAGCTTCTACTCCTAAAATTGTTAAAGCATCACTTTGACTTAATACCTCTACAGCTCCTGTGCTACTAGTTGTTCTTCCTAAAAAACTATCTGTAGCTATATGAACAAGTTCTGCTAAATCTACACCTTGATCTTTTATATTAACATTTCCACCTGATACTACAAAATTAGAAGCAGAGAAAGATGCAATTCCTTTATTAAGACCTGTTGCATCTTCTGCACTTATAGTAACAGTATCTGTAGCACTAACTGCAATGTCTATTCCTTCTCCTTTTGTAAATGTTAATGTATTTCCATGAGCAATAGTTTGATCTGTTGTGCCATCTGAAATTATAAAAGTGGTTAATTGATTAGTATTTGTATAATTAGTATCATGTATAGTACCTGCACTAGCACTTGTCCAATCTATATGCTTATTAGCAGACCAATTATTTAATGAATCGTGGTCTATTTCTGCAGGAACAGCTGCAGCAGTTATTATAGTTCCACTATTTGTAATTCCTACTCCACTTGAGCCTAATAAAGAAAAGTTTGCAGTATCTGCTGTATCTTCTGCTGCTGCAGGACTTCCTGAATCTGTTACAAATCTTACTGAAGTAATATCTCCATCTGTAGTTGTATATCCATAAGATTCTATTTTTTCTTTAATAGCTCCTGCTGTCATTAAAGATGTATCATTGTTTGTAAAACTACTACCTGTATGAACTGTTGTAATACCTACAGTTCCACTTGTTGCATCATCAAATGTCCAAGTGCCTGTAGTTGTAAATCCACCTGCAGTTATAGTACCTGAAGTTGAATCGTCTGTATCGGTTTTAAGAAAATCATCTACAAGAAGATCAATTTTACCACCAGTATCATCATATGTTACATTTATTCTTGTTTCAGAATTACTACTAAACATATTACCAACAATGTCTTGAACTTGCTCTGTGCTTAATTGAGTATTTGTATCTGGTGGTACTTGGAAATAGCCATCTTCTCTTAAATATCTTGTAGTAGTTCCTGTAGATCCAGGATTAGGAACAAGACCTTGATTATCATTGTCAAATGTTGCTCCATTTGCCCATGGTATATTGCCTTGATGTATATCTGTAGAACCTTGATTTGTTGTCCAATCTATTATTTCATTATCAGAAATTCCCAAATCAGATCTAACTTGTGCTCCAGTTCTTTTTTTAACAATATTATCACCTGTATCTACAACAAGAAAACTTTCATTAGATCCATCGCCACTAACTGGTTGTATAGAAAGACTACCAAGTAATGTAGTATTAGCACCAGATAAATTAATAGCAGATGTACTTCCTGATTTTATTGTTAATTCACTTGAATTATTATTTAAACTACCAAACAATACTCCATTATCTTTTAATAATATATTAGAACTATCTGCATCTAATATTAAATCACTTGCAGCATCTAATAATAAATCTCCAGATGCACAATCTATTTCATTGTTTGATATAGTAAGATTAGATCCAATGGTTGTGGATCCTATCCCTGTTCCTATAACTAAATCTGAGTCATCTCTATTCCAAGTAGCCATATTAACCCCTACATGTCATATTGTTGAACATTAAAACCAGTATCTAGTCTACCAGTATTTGCGTATTTTTTAGCCTCCACTACAAAATCTTTATAAACTTTTCTCCAATACTCTGCAACCTGTATTCCCTCAACATCTTTTCTATATAACTTCTCCATTACTTTAGCTATTAATGCTTCATGAAATTGAGTTGGTAATTTAGAATACTCAGTTAAATCTATATTCGCACCTAAACTAAATTCAGCTGCATCTGTATCAGTTCCAGGTCTATATATTTTTGCAAATTCTTTACAATAAACTCTTATTGTTTTTCCATTATTGGAAGAGGAAGGAGGTGTTACTGTTTCTCCATTATTAGAAGTAGTGCCTAATGCAAGTTTGCCTCTTTCAATCCACCATATCCATCCTTTACTATTTAATACAGCCATTATACCATATCCTCATCTTCCTTATCTGGTTTTGCTTTTAATCTTTGTGCTCTTTCACCATCTATAAATACATCAAATATTTGTATTATAGAATCATCTAAAGTATAATAAGTTTTATCTGTTACAGTATTTCCTGATACCGTATAACTTGCTTCTGATACTCTAGTCTCAGAGCAAAATTCTTTGTTTGCTTGATTTAATAATTTTATAATTCTTTGATCAGAAACCTCTGGATGAGACTCTTTTATATTTTCTATCATTTCTTTTAAAGTCATTATTCTTGTCCTCCAAACATTTCATTGTACTGTGCTTTTAATCTATCTACTCTATTAGCTATAAGTTGAGCTATTTCAGAATCTTCTACATCTTCTATATAATCATGCATTTTAGCTTCTAATATTTTAATAGATGCATATAACAAAACATGATCGTAGTATTCAGCTGGAAACTTATCTATCGATGATGTTCCATCATAAGTAGTAACTGCATATTGTGGTAAATATATATAGTATACTGCACCAGCGCTACCACTTGAAACTGGTTTAACATAAAGATTGTCTTCTTGTATATAAAAAATAGGATCATTAACAGATGCATAATGTATTGAATCAGTATCTGTATATTTATGAACTTGATTAACACTTACTTGCGAAGCAGGTATTCCATTTCTTTGAACATAGAATATTTCATAAACTTCATCAACATTTAAAACACCACCAGATGTATCAGCAGAAGAAAATACTCCAAACTTTTGCTGCTCATCAAATCCTTTAATAGTTTTATATTTTCTATATACATCATAACAACCATCAACGATATACTGCTGTGCCTCGGCATCAGTATAACCGTCTGTTGAACCTACATAATATCCTATTTTTGTTTTAAAATTCATATTTTCCTTTAGTTACAGATTTGGAGCAAGCCCTTTATACGACTTGCTCCTAGTTCTGTTAAACTAATTAAGCGGATTCCTGAGTAATAGTTATTTTACTATCTACACCAGAGAAAGCAAATACATACCAATTTGTACCATCGCATACTAAATCGCAATAGTCACCAGGTGCTGCACCATCAACAAAAGTAATAGTGTCTGCATCTGCATCGGATTGTATAGCTTGGGCTGCATCATTAGTAGCACTTAATACAGTTCCAACCATTATGTTGGCACTACTATTAGTTACTATTGTTGGTGCAGCTCCTGTAGCTGTTAAGATAACTTTCAGCTCATACCCTTTAGAAAGAGCAGGTAAGGTAAGCACATTAGCTGCGCTACCATCTAAGAAAACAGTTTTCCCAGAATCTGCTAATTGTAAAGTTGTATCAGCTGATACTACTTTAACTCCGCCATTTGTTCCACCAATATAAGGTCTAGCCATTTTTAGCCCCCCCTTACGCTGTGATTTTAATTAACGAATGTGAGTTAATGTTAGTAATACCGATTCCCTCATCAGACAT